AAGAAATATTTGCTGCTGGATTTGGGTTTATAGCAATGAAACAGGGTGTGTTTGAAAAAATGAAGAGGCCATGGTTTGAATCATTATTTGAGCGAATGGTTTCTGAAGATGGAGAACAAGAAATTTTTATTCCATACGGAGAAGATTTTGCATGGTGTAAAAAAGCACAACAAACAGGTTTTAAGATATACTTAGATCCTACAGTAAAGTTATCACATTATAAAAAAGTGAGGGTAAAGCTAGATAATTATGGTCAACAACAAACCACATTTTAATGTAGTAATAGCAACACCAGGAAATAGTTTTACCCCTGGTTATATGAGAAGTATCCTTAAAACTACTTATATTTTAAATGCAGAAGGATTAACTTGGAATTTTTTAAATCAAGGTGGATCATTAGTATCAATGGCAAGAGAGATCACCATAGGTGGTTGGGATACAAATAATGTTAAAATGACACAGCCATGTAGTGGCGAATGGACATACGACAAAATATTTTGGATAGACTCTGATATTGAATGGGAACCTGCCGACTTTTTTAACCTTTTTAATTCTGATAAAGATATTATTTCTGGTTGTTATCTTATGGAAGATAGAAAAGTGCCAATTTATAATCAGCCACGTGGTGAGATGATGCCAGAGCAAATGTTATTAAATAAAATAGATCCATTTAAAGTTGCTGGTACTGGATTTGGATTTATTGCTGTTAAAAATGGTGTGTTTGAAAAAATGCCAAGGCCATGGTTCGGCCCAGTTGCCATACCAAATACTGATGAAAATAAAGATATAAGTCCTGAGTTTATTCTTATGGGAGAAGATCTTTCTTGGTGTACCAAGGCTATAAATTGTGGATTTGACATTTGGGTAGATCCAAAAGTAAGGGTTACTCATCAAAAAACTTTTAAACTTTATTGGTTAGATATTATGCAAAAAGTACAAGCAGAAATGAAATAACATGAATTTAAAATTTGAAGCATTTGATGAAGAAACAGAGTTGCTTTTTGAACCACCAAAACCAGCTATACAGGCTTTGCCAGACTGGTATAAAAATATGCCAACTAGATTAGATAATGAAAAAATAGATGGATTATCAAAAGATGGTGTTGCATCTAGCAACCTTACTCTTAAAGGATGCTCTCCATTTCTTGATGCTCTAAGCTCTGGATATGTTTTTGAATTACCTTTTGACTTAGAGTTTAGATATGATCCAAAACGTGGAATTAATGTAAGGTGGGCTACAAATATTAATTATATTGGAGGCCATGGAGTAGATCAAGCGCCTGGTTTGCCAGTACCATTTGGTGGAGAAGAAGGTATTCTTAAGTGGAGACCAGGTTGGAAAGTTATAACTCCAAAAGGATATAGCTGTTTATTTACTCATCCATTAAATAGGCACGATCTTCCATTTAGAACTTTTTCTGGAGTAGTTGACACAGATATGTATAAACTTGGAGTAGAGTTTCCTTTTCAATTGCTTTCGTCTATTAAACAAGACATATTCATTCTTGAAAAGGGTACTCCAATATGCCAAGTAATTCCATTTAAAAGAGATGAGTGGGATAGCTCAATTACAGAGTTTGATGAAAAAGAAAATAAAAAACAAGGATTTTTGCTTAAGTCTAAAATTGCAAGATCTTATAAGCAACAATTTTGGCAGAAAAAGGTATACAGATAATGGCTAGCTGGCTAAAAGAAACTAAAAAATTTAACAACAACTTTATTGAACAATCTAGTCAAGAAGTCATGAAGCCAGCTGGTGGAACAGAGATTTTACTTAGTGGTTTATATAAGCATACAAACATATCTCAGCATGAAGATATTAATATGATTCTTTCTAACCCATATTCACATTATTTGCGGTATACAAAGAAAAACCTTTTATGGCAACATCTTGCACATAGTGATGAATCATTAAGACCAGGATATATGGATCCATCTTTTATGAGTGCTATTAATTCATTTGTATATGTATCTAACTGGCAACATGAAAAATACCGATGGATCTTTAGAATACCACTTGAAAATTCATATGTTATTAAAAATGCTATTGAGCCAATAGAATTTAGACCAAAGCCAAAAGATGGAAAGATTAAGCTTATATATACCTCTGCTCCATTTAGGGGCTTAGATATGCTTTTACCAGCGTTTGAGATGCTAAATAGAGATGATGTTGAGCTTGATATATATTCATCAGCAAAAATTTATGGCTCTGGGTACGAAGCCCATACAAATGGAGTATACGAAGAACATTTTGAAATAGCTCGTAATACGAAAAATGTTAATTATATGGGTTATGCTACAAATGATGTAATTAAAAGTGCTTTACAAGAAGCACATATATTTGCATATCCTAGCACTTTTGAAGAGACTTGTTGCCTAGCTATGGTAGAAGCTGGAGCTGCTGGCTGTCGTATGGTTACAACTAATCTAGGTGCTTTATATGAGACTGGATCAGAATACGCAAGGCTTATGCCAATGCAGGCGGTACCAGAAACATTTATTCCAGCATATGCTAAAGTACTTAATGAAGAAATTGATAATTATTGGTCATTAGCGACACAAAGTAAATTGCAAGAACAATCAGACTTTTATAATCATTTTTATTCATGGGAAAAAAGAGCGGTTGAATGGAATACTCTTTTTGAAAAAATATCAGAAGGAAGATAATGAATATTCTTGGTTTGCATTATGGACATGATGGTGCTGCCGTTGTTGTTAAAGATGGAAAACTTGTTACTGCAATATCTGCTGAAAGAGTTTTAAGAAAGAAAAAATTTTCTGGAGTAACTGAAGAAGTTATCAATATAGCATTAAAAGAAGCAGATATATCCTTAGAAGATGTTGATGTTATCGCTTTAGCAGATTATTTTATAGAAAATTCAAATAATACATTATTTTTACATCATAATAATTTAAATGCTTCTTTTGAATATTTATTTGAAAATAATATACTAGAATGCACGGGCATATTGCTTGGAAAAAAAATACCAACAATTATTATTCCACATCATCTTGCACACTGTGCATCTGCTTATTATACAAGCAACTACGATAAATCATGGTGCTTTAGCATGGACTCTAGCTTAGGAGATACAAGATCAAACAGCATGATTGCTTTTGGAGATGGCAACAAGCTTACTAGCTTAGGTTCTCCAGGCATGATGATAGGCGTTGCTTATATGATGTTTACAGAACTCTTAGGGCTTGGTAGCGGCCTTTTTAAAGCTGGTAGTACTATGGGGTTGGCTTCTTACGGACAGCCCTTAAAAGATGTATTGGATAATTATAAAAAATATGTTAATGAGTCATATTTTGATACAAGGATACAAAATCAATATACAGATTACTATGAAAAAATATGGACTAATTGGTATAGACAGATTAAACATATAGATAAAAAAGATATGAATACAAAACTACAATTTGATATTGCAGCAAGCATTCAGTTTTTATTTGAAGAGGCAATACTTGATGTTGTAAATAACAAGATACCACAAGATTCAATAAACAATATATGTTTGTCAGGTGGATCAATGCTAAATTGTAATTCAAACACTAGAGTAAAAACAGAAACAAGATTTAAAAATGTTCACCACTTTCCAGCATGTGGAGATGACGGAGTATCGGTAGGAGCAGCATTATATGTCGCTCACCACATATATAATGAGCCAAGACACAAATACGAGTACAAAGATATCTGCTATCTTGGTCAAAAAAATGATTATATAGAGCCAGATTGCAAGAAGATAGCTAAAATGATTTCTGATGGCAAAATAGTTGCATGGTTTATGGGAAGATCCGAGTATGGTCCAAGAGCATTGGGAAATAGAAGTATTTTGGCAGACCCAAGAAGTTTTCATAATAGAGAAATATTAAACTTTGTTGTTAAAAATAGAGAGTGGTTTAGACCATTTGCTCCTGTTGTTTTGGAAGAAGAGTGTGATAAATGGTTTGACTTTAAAGGCCCCAGTCCATACATGCTATATACCGCAGATGTTTTACAACCAGAAAAAATTCCAGGCGTCACACATATAGATAACTCTGCAAGAATGCAAACGATTAATTATGAAACAAATCCATCATATTATAATTTAGTAAAAGAGTTTTATAGTTTGACAGGTGTTCCAATTTTAATAAATACAAGCTTAAATGGTAAAGATGAACCAATTCTTGAAACAAAACAAGATGCGCTATCATTTTTTAACAATAGCGCAGTTGATGTTCTTGTATTAAATGGAGAAATTTATGTTAAAGATTAGCTCCATTTACCATTATATTTTATTTCGTCTTCTTTTGTAATAGTAATATCTTCTTGTGACTCAACAATATATGGAATTAGCTCTATAAGTTTTATAAACTCTGGACGAGCTCCGCCACAAACATCGGCAACCCTACGATAAAAATCATCTGCCCAAAACCAAATCTTAAATTGTTCGTCTAGTCTAAACTCAGATGATCCATCAAGAATAAACATTACTCCATCACCAATATTTACTACTTCTTTATTTTCTGCCTCTGCTAATCCATCAATTAATGCAGAAACATCAAAAGAGCATGGGTTGCTTAAAACAACAACTTTAGTTGCACCATTAGCAATCGCAGTATTAATACCAGTATTTATCCATCTAGCAATATTAATATCGCCAAAGTCTTCTACATGTGTTACACCATCATATTCTGTATAATCCTCTGCAGAATTAACTAATACAATTTTATTAGTAAAGTCTTGAACTGTTTTTCCAAAATGAGGGTGAGAAACTATCTCAGCCTCTATCTGCATTGTTTGATTATTAAAATTTTCTTTTTCATAAGTTTCTGGCACTATAAAGCCACCAGTAAGATCGTTTATAAAACTAGATATGTCAATTGAGTTGTCTCTAACAGGAGCAACTATCCAGACATTGTTCATGCATGCCTCCATATTTAATAACTTAGTATCTATTATATCAGGCATTGTAAACAAAAGTAGTGGTATACTTGGAGTACTTTGCAAAATGCAAAGCTCTCATAATATTTTATTGAAAGGTTTTATAAATGTCAGATATTTTTTCTTTTCGTCTTGTAGATGATTTTGTTGTTAAATATAAAGAAGTAGAACCACCATTTGGATTTTCAGATGCTGGAAATAACTCACTTGGTGAAATAACATTTATTAGAACCTATTCTAGAGTAAAAGAAGACGGCACAAAAGAACGATGGCACGAGGTTTGTCGTCGTGTTATTGAGGGTATGTATTCAGTACAAAAGAATCATGCTAAGGAAAATCGCCTCCCATGGAATGACAATAAAGCTCAAAAATCTGCACAAGAAGCTTTTGATCGTATGTTCAATTTGAAGTGGACCCCTCCAGGTCGTGGTATGTGGGCATTCGGAACCCAGATGACTATGGAAAAGCGTAATTCTGCTGCCCTTCAAAACTGTGCGATGGTATCAACAAAAGACCTTGACAAAAATGATCCAGGAGCACTGTTTGCCTGGGTAATGGATGCCCTTATGCTTGGTATTGGCGTAGGTTTTGATACTGTTGGAGCAGATAAAAAGTTTTCTATTTATGCCCCAACAGAACCAGCTTTTATCTACGAAATACCAGATACCCGTGAAGGATGGGTTGAGTCTGTAAGAATGCTTATTAACTCCTATTTAAGGCCAAACCAGGCTATTCAAGAGTTTAACTATGATCTCATCCGTCCTTTAGGAGCCCCCATAAAAGGCTTTGGAGGGGTTGCTAGCGGTCCACAACCACTGATTGATCTTCATAACCATATTCGTACTGTAATTGGTGGTAGAGCAGGAGAAACACTTGATAGCCGTGCCATTGTAGATATCGTAAATCTTATTGGCACATGTGTTGTTTCTGGAAATGTTCGTCGTTCTGCAACCCTTGCTTTAGGTGCTGCTGGTGACGATGATTTTATTAATCTTAAAAATTCAGAGGTATTTCCAGAGCGCAACTCATTTGATCCAGAAAATCCAGGATGGGCATGGATGAGCAATAATTCTATTTCAGCAGAAGTAGGGACTAAGTATGAAGACTATGTTGATTTAATTGCAAACAATGGAGAGCCAGGTTTTATTTGGCTTGATGTTGCTCGTAATTTTGGTCGTCTTGCAGATCCAGAAGATGGAAAAGATTATCGTGTAATGGGATTTAATCCATGTGCTGAACAACCACTAGAGTCATATGAACTTTGCACACTTGTTGAGGTTCATCTTAATAGACATGATTCAAAAGAAGATTTCTTGCGTACATTAAAGTTTGCATATTTGTATGGAAAAAGTGTAACCCTTATTCCCACACACTGGCAACAAACAAATGGTATTATGCAACGTAATCGTCGTATCGGTACGTCACTTACTGGCATTGCTTCATTTGCAGATAAAAAAGGTTTGCCAGCAGTCCGTGAATGGATGGACGAAGGATATAAAACAATTCGCAAATACGATCATTCATATTCTGAGTGGCTTTGTGTTCGTGAGTCTATTCGTGTTACAACTGTAAAGCCATCAGGTTCTGTATCAATTCTTTCTGGTGCTACACCAGGAGTTCATTGGGCTCCAGGTGGAGATTATTTCCTTCGTGCAATTCGTTTCGGTGATACTGATCCAATGCTTCATTTATTTAAAGCAGCAGGGTATAAAATTGAAAAAGATCTTGTGTCAGCAAATACACAGGTAGTATATTTTCCAGTACATTCTGGACACCCAAGATCTGAAAAAGATGTAACATTATTTGAAAAGATAGCACTTGCTGCTACTGCTCAAAAATATTGGTCAGACAATGGCGTTTCTGTTACTCTTTCGTTTGACAAAGAAACTGAGACTAAGCATATTGCTCCTGCCCTACATATGTACGAGGGTCAGCTAAAGGCAGTATCATTTTTACCAATGGGAAATACCGTATATCCACAGCAACCGTATACTCAAATCACAAAGAAAGAGTATGAATCGTATATTGGTAAGATTAAAAAGATTAATTGGTCTGCCATTTATGATGGAGTAGGAAATCTTGATTCTGTTGGTGAGGCATACTGCACTACGGACAGTTGTGAGATCAAAATAGGATAAAGTGGTTTTGCAAAGTACAAAATTGCTATAATCTGGTATACTTATGGTTATGAAAAATAAGAACAATCCATTGATTAGTCCCAAAACTGGTAAGCCGATTGTAAGCAATGTAAGGCGAAAGGTTATTGATAAAAACTATGACTGGGGACTTTACGTTTACAAAAAATCTAACGGTAAGTGGTTTACGGACGGTAATGGAAATGTTTTGAATATTCCAGCTATGCGTGGCGATATTGCTAAAATAGCAGAACTTAAAAATGCAGCAAAGCATTACGGAGACGAAGGCGACGGTAGCTGTATTTTTGTTCCAGGCCTAACAAGAATATCTGATGAAGAGCATACTGAACAAATGGATAGATTTAAAAATGGACTGCTTCCATCAATGAATGATCTAGGAGCTATTCATGCTGCACAGCAAACATTAAAAACCTATGGAAGAGATGCATACGAAAATGAATAATGATTTTGATTACATTCAAGCTTCTTTAAATACACAAAGTGATGAAGAAAGTATTTTTAAGTCTCAAGATCCTTTTGGAAAATCATGGGATATTTTAAAAGATTACTCTGGCATAGATCAAAATTTTAAAAGGCGAACAAATAGAAATATAAGTAAATATGCAGACGTATCTGCCACAGGTTATTTAGATTCAGCAAATGCAACACCATCTGGACAAAATGCACAGTCTAAACAAATCAATCCTGGAACAGTTTATAGAAACGGTTATGGATTATTTGATGTAATTACGCCTCCATACAATATGTATGAGCTTGCTAATTTTTATGATACAAACTTTGCCAATCATGCTGCAATTGATGCAAAGGTACAAAACATAGTTGGATTAGGATATCGTTTTGATATTACAGATCGTACACTACTTAATTTTGAAATGGCAGAAGATGAAGGTAGGGTAGAAAGAGCAAGAAATAGAATTGAACGTGGCAAAATAGCTATGAGAGATTGGTTAGAATCTCTAAATGATGATGATAGCTTTGTAACAACAATGACAAAAGTTTATACGGATGTAGAAGCTACAGGTAATGGTTTTATAGAAATAGGAAGAACTGTAGCAGGAGAGATTGGTTATATCGGTCATATACCAGCAACTACTGTTCGTGTTCGTAGATTAAGAGATGGCTTTGTTCAAATTATTGGTCAAAAAATAGTTTATTTTAAAAATTTCGGTGCAAAAAATCAAAATCCAGTAACAGATGATCAAAGACCAAATGAAATTATTCATATTAAATCATACTCACCATTAAATACATTTTATGGTATCCCAGATATTATTTCTGCTCTTCCATCATTAATTGGTGATCAGCTTGCATCTCAGTATAATATTGATTATTTTCAAAACAAGGCTGTTCCAAGATATGTGATTGTTACAAAAGGTGCAAAACTATCTGGAGATGCAGAAGATAAGATGTTTAGATTTTTACAAACAAATCTTAAATCACAAAATCATAGAACTTTATATATACCACTTCCAGGAGATACAGATAATAATAAAGTTGAATTTAAGATGGAGCCTATTGAAAACGGTATTCAGGAGGGCTCATTCAAAGAGTATCGTAAGCAAAATCGTGATGATATTTTAATTGCACACCAAGTTCCAATTTCAAAATTGGGCGGTAGCGATTCAGCAGCCATAGCAGCAGCATTATCACAAGATCGTACATTTAAAGAACAAGTATCTAGGCCAGCACAAAGAGATCTTGAAAAAGTTGTTAATAAAATAATAAAAGAAAAAACTGATATTTTAGAGCTTAGATTTAATGAGTTAACCCTTACAGATGAAATAGCCCAGTCTCAGATTATTGAAAGATATGTTAAGACTCAGGTTATGACTCCAAATGAGGCTCGCCAAAAACTAGATCTTCCACAAAGAGAAGATGGAGATATGCCATTTATAATGAGTCCAAGACAGGCTACAGATGCAAGAGCAAACCTAGCTGGAAATCGTGAAAGAGACGTTGAAAGAACAAATAATAACTCAGACTCCCCATCCACAATTTCTGGAAGAAATCCACAAGGAGAGGGGCGCTCATCCACATAATATCCACATTTGCTTAAAATGTTTGATATAATTGAGTTGACATGATTATTAATAAAGCCCATTGGGTTACAGACGGAGACAATGTTCGCTTTTCAATGCCTATCGGTAAGGTAGATCAAGAACGCCGAATAGTTTCTGGTTTTGCAACACTTGATAATGTTGACAAGCAAAACGATATTGTAACAACAGAGGCAAGCCTTAATGCATTTAAAAAGTTCCGTGGTAATCTTCGTGAAATGCATCAGCCATCTGCTGTTGGTAAAGTAGTTTCCTTTAAAGAAGATCGTTACTTTGATCCAAATAGCAAAAAGTTTTATAGCGGAGTTTATGTTTCTGCGTATGTATCTAAGGGTGCACAGGACACATGGGAAAAGGTTCTTGACGGTACTTTAACAGGATTTTCAATTGGCGGAAGTATTAAAAAGTATGATGATTCATTTGATGAGAATCTTGAAAAAGCAGTAAGAATAATTAAAGAATATGAGCTTAGCGAGTTATCACTTGTTGATAATCCAGCAAATCAATTTGCTAATGTAATATCAATTGAAAAGGGCGAGCTTGGTGGATTTTTAGCTAAGGCAGTAATTGATAATGTTTATTGGTGTAGCTCAGATGATATTGTACAACTTTCAAAAGATAGTGATGAAAGCTGTCCATCATGCAGTTGCTCTATGAAGAATATTGGTTTTGTAGAAGATGCAGATGATATAGAAACAGTAAAGTTCTTAGTTGATAGTGCAAAAGGCATTAGTACAATTAAGATTACAAAGGAGGAAAATCCTATGACAGAAGAAGCAACGGTTGTTGAAGAGACTGTAGAAAAGTCTGATACAGCAGTAGTTGAAAATGTTGAGGTTGCTCCAGAGGCTCCAGCAGAAGCAGTTGCTGATGTTGTAGCAGAGGCTCCAGTTGTTGAGAAATCAGCTGAGCCAGTGTCAGAGACGGTAGCTGAAGAAATTGCTCCAGCTATTGAAAATGTAACAGAAAAGTCAGTTGATGCAGTTGTTGATACAGCAGCAGAAATTGCAAAGTCTGTTGCAGAAATTAATGATTCTCTAACTAATGCCTTGAGCAAT